CTTAGTCTCCTATAGGCCATACGACCCGGTTATGAAGGCGCTGACCCCGTCCGTTTCCATTGGACTAAAACAGCACCTAGAGTGTTAGGCACACTCCTATCAAAGCCAATCCCGGAACTACCGTAATCGCAAGCATCGTACAACCGTACAGATACCTATACTCCGTCTTCCAAGTATCAAAAGATTTATTAGAAAATTCTATTAGATCCTCGATAAGTTTCATGTCATCATTCATTGGAATACTATCTCCAAAAGGAGTTAGTCCCGATGAGCCCATTACTGGGTTCTGATAACCGAAACCTTGGTTAACCGAATACAGATTCTCTGTAGGAAGCGAGAATGCGATTTGTCTAGAGAATCGATGTAAATCAATCGACCGTTTGAAATTTCTATAAGCCGTTGCCGTTTCCGACATCGGGAATGATAAGTCAAACAGGCTCTGAGACCAAGCGGGGCTACCATAGCCAAATCTAGATCTCTCTAGTTTCGGATAAAACATACGATCTTTCAATCTCTGACTCGCTATTACTAGCGGGAAAGGGGTCAAAAGTATCATATAAACCCATCCTATTAACTTCTCGAACCAAGTCTGCTCCAGGAACCCTAGCGTAAGCTGGGATGCCGACTCAACACCTTGAATAAAGGTAGTTAAGCTGTGGCGACAGAACTGGTCCCATTCCTGTGTGATCAATTTGAGGTTAGCATTAGCTACTCTCGAATCACCTGCAAATTTCGATGAAAACCGATTTCTCGGTATCAAAGAGTTTGCAAGGTCCACAATTGAATAAGAGTTTATCTCTATCCAATCGCTGGATTTAACAGGGAATGGTCCGAAAGGAGAAGTAAGTGCTATCATTATTCGTCTCGACCAGTAAGGTAAACTTCCTATCTTTCGATAAGGAGATACTCTACCATGTCTAGAATACCGAAGAGATGATATAGCAACGCTAATCAAATCAGGCTGGAACTCTCGCTGCACTAGATCCTCGATCCACGACACCATAAATGCGTCATCCTTAAAGGCTTTAATAGCCTCATTAGGATTAACAGCACTCAAGTTTATTCCTTTGTAATGAATTTGTTTTGCAAACTCAAATACTCCGGATGTCGAGGTTAAAGATTTATGCATTGATATCCCTACACCTAAATGGTTTAGGATTACTAAATACTGTTCGGCAACTTTGGTATTCATAATTACTACGTCATCACCAATGATGGCATAATCGTGAAACCAGCTTGTTCCTCCTGTTCGATAATGAGCCCATTGCACCACAAAATGATGCGATAGAGCAAAGACCGACCAAGATGATAAAGCACCCATAGGTTGCCCTACAGCGTACTTATATGACTGGTTTTCCTTTTTAAGGAAGTAACTACGATCTACTAAGACAGATTTCCACAGACTCGCGAAATGTGCCCCAAATACAAAGGACAGGATTGACTCCTGAATTTGAACCGGGAAACGATCCGTAGCTGCAGTTAAATCTAATGAATAAGCAGGGTTACCTGTCTCTTTTAATCGATTACCAACCTCCTTAGCTTTCGCTCGGTGGTCAAAGGT